TCGTCCAGCTTCCATTGGTGTTTGCGCATCCGACCAATGATTTGCATACAAAGTTTGGCCGGTTCTGACGACTTTTTCAGTTGCAGTTGTAACTCAGTAGCCAACCAAATTACATTCTTGAGCACCATTCCGCACACCAAATGCTCATCAAACGTTTTTGGTCTTGCTAGCCTCGCCAACCGCGTAACAGTCGTTGTTGGAAATTCTCCAGTTTCAACCAAACCTTTCAAACGCCACAAACATTCACAAAGTTTGGTGTCGTTACCCAACCACGTGCGTTGGGTAGCTGCGTAGAGTTCATTGATCACAGTTGTCACTCCAAAAAAATTGCCCAGTGGTGCCACGCCCTACTGCATAGCCAAGCAGATTGTCCCCCACGTGCAACTCAGAACAGTTTGACCAGTTGCACGCAACTTTGTAATTCAAGTTGCTAGCAAAGTTGTCAAACTCAATCCCCGACATTTCCACAAACCGTGATGGGATACCGGCTCCAAACAATTTACAGATTAGGCTGACAGCCACAACTTCCATAGTTGTCGTCACTCCAGAATAAGTTTGGAAATGGGGACAAATTCAGTTACTTTGAGAAATTCGCGCCAAACAGTGGGCGGGTCACAGTGATCCCGAAATACCAGTTTGAGCAACGTGTACAGCAAAAACAACTCAACTTCACTGTCGTCAAAATCTGACGTTTGGTGTGCACCAAACCCGGAGTTTTCGAGGTGTGGAGTTGGCTCAGGCTCGCCAGCCCGAATCACAACCACTTGGTCAGAGTTGTCATTCCACAACAACCGCGCTTGGTCCAGGGGAATGGTGGTCGGTGTCATACCCATAATTTTTCTCCAGTGGCAAAGGCGAGGGACTTGCGTTTGGGACTAAGTTTGGCCCAACGCAAGCGAGGAAAATCCGTGCCGCTGGCAGCGGCACGGAACAAATCTTGCGGAAGTATGGCTGACAAAAACAGCAGCGTTAAATGGTGACAACAATTCAAGAAAATCTCAGCGGCTGGAGTTGGAGCAGTCACCACGGTGGCTGCCACAACTTTTCCCGGTGGTGCTGACAGCGCCACTGACTTTAGACCGGGTTGGGTGTTGAGCAAGTGCGGATAAGTTTCCGACACAATTGCCACCTCAAAGCCCGCCAGCTGAGTCCCACCCCACAGCGGTACGTTGTTGGCTACAAATCCAGTCCGAAAAAGTCGATCAAGCTCGCTGGGCACCGGGTGAGCGACCACACGCTCACTGCGTCCGGTGCAGTATCTACCCATTGCAAAAATTTATCACTGAGTGCTTGTTCACTAGCAAGTACTGTCACTGGTTTTCTCCGGTTGGTAGCTGCTCCACACCATCCACAATGCCATCTACCACACGTTGTTCAAGGTATACCCATTTACCAACAGGTAGCGGCGGTTGTGTCACGCGGTTTTCTCCCGGCTGGGGTTGCAGGAATTTTCTTCCAGCGTACTTTATTGGCACGCTGGTCAATCTCGGCAAAAATTTTGCTGTAATCATACTTGGTAATAAAATCTGAATCGTCTGGCCATGATTCATCAGAAGTCATGGTATGCACATGCTTCAAATCGTGAACAATTGAGGCAACAGCTGCGGCCAACGTTTCCTCTTTGTGCAATTTTTCGTGCAGATGCTCCATATACTTCGTGCCGTGAAAAAATACGTTTTCTCCTAGCACAAATGGCAGGGCATCCATGTCGTCATCAACTATAAAACTACCAATCATGCCACAAATTGCGTGGACTATCGCCTCCGTAAATTTTACCAAACGTTTTAGAAACAAATATTCCAATTTGTCATCAACAGAACGCGGCTGTTTATCATAACCATCGAACACAGCCTTGCTATCGTGGCAATGGTCAAGTGTTTCTCCCAAACTAAAATGAATCTCCCACATAGCTATAGCTAAATGTCGTAGTTCTCGAACACTGTTTGCTTGTGGTATGCTCTCTGTGGAAGCATCGCCAATAACCACACTACAGCCTTTTCGCCAGTCATCCGGCTGGAGTTCAAATTGGTGTAGATCATGGACGATTCCACCAATCAACGGTTTGAGTTTGCTACTTTTACTCATATCACTATACAAAGTAGTAAGCCATGCCACAGCGGCGATCAACTCTTCGCGGTCATACTGATCGGAACGGTAACAAACCGGCTCAAAATAACCCAACTTTTCTCCTACCAAACCAATTACCTCGTCATCAATGGTAGCGGCAATGTTACCAGCGTAGGAGTCCAAATCCAGCGGGTCATCGGCACATTGAGTCACAAATGTATCCAGCTGTGTCGAGCAGGTAAGCAAAGCATAGTATAGTTGAACCAACTGTGGTTCAGTGCGTGTAAAGCCGTGAAGTTTGCACTGCGGCGGTTTTTTTGGTTGTGGCGTTTTGGTTACTTTCACTGGGATTCTCCCGGTTTGGGTTGGTTGGTACTGCTGGTAACAGTTTACATTTTCTAGTAATTCATGCAACTCCTGCAAAATTTCCAAAACCAGTGGATTGAGTTTACTGGTGACACGGAGTTGTTGGTACAACTCTTTTAGCTCAGTGTAGGTGGCAAACATTATCCACGGGGCCGTAGTCGGGAAACTCTGCTGGTGCGTCACGACCAAAAACTTTTAATTTGGCGGCAACCAAGCACATGATTCTGTTGGCGTCGTGCTGCATGCCACCAACTCAATGGCATCTTTTTCGTCCCACGTTGGGTCACCGTCATCAGTGTCAAGTCCACACAGTTGAGCTAGGCAATCCTGCGCTGCCCGGTACAACTGTACCAACTTTTCGGTGTTGCGTTGCGCTGCGGCTTTGGCGTGTTTCACGGTGGTTGGTTTCACGCGGTTTTCTCCCGGTTGGGTGGATGCTGGTCAATCGTCAAGTCGTTTCCACCCACAACCCATGTGAGTGAGTTGTTTGCCCAAAACAACTCTATTAACTCCCATAAAGCTGTAGCCTGATTTTTCCAGTTGTCTGCTTGTGTGGAATACTTGTCCAGTTGTAGTGTTGCGTGCTGGAAGTGTGAGGGGTGGTAACGCTGGCAACCTGCGGGGAATTTTACCGTTACAAACTAAACGCCACTGGTACTTGCCACAGTACGCTGCTTTGCCAGATGCGGCTGTACTAAGATTGTTTGGTAGAATATTGTACTTGCGAGCTGCAACTTTGAGTGACCTAAACACGCGCAAAAACTTGCCGCCAATTGTGTACTGCGCTAGTGGCTTGTACCCATGTGGTTGCTGCAAACCAGTTTCCCATGCGTGAATTTGATTTTCTCTGTTGGTGACCCACTCCAAATTGCGAGCGTGGTTGTGTTGCTTGTTGCCGTCCTTGTGGTTTACTTGAGGGTGGTTGTGTGGATTTGGTACGTACAAATATGCAACCAACCTGTGTACCGCTACGCTTTTTGGGTAGCCATTGAAGAACAACTTTACTACCAAGTAATTTTTTCGGTTTGGCTGTTGCCGTAGCCATTTGTTGCTGTAGTACGACCACACACGACCACTCTTGGTCACGTGGTAATTGGTCAAAAACTCGTCGAGCGTGGGTTGTGGCTGTGGTGGTTTCACTGGTTATTCATCTAGCCGTTTCCACCCACAGCCAGCGTGAGTGGGTTTGCCACGAACAACTTTACAGGTGTAGCCTGCTTTTTCCAGTTGTCTGTTTGTGAAAACAGTTTGCATTGTTTTACCCTCTGTCAGCTGACAACCAGCACCATTTGTGCACGTGTTATCAGCTTTCGGTTTGGTTTCTACCGTGCTGATTCCTACAAAGTTCAAGCCAAATCAGCTTTGTAGCTTTTTTAGTTCGATCACAATTTCACCAACAATCGACTTGAGTTTGCCAGTTTTAGCTAGTCTGCTATGCAAGTCTTCTACACACAACATAGCGTGGTTAAACGCATTATCAACGTACAACACGGGCAAGTTAGAATTGCCACAAATTACGTTCTCAGCAATGAAACATAACACGCGATGTATCATATTCCTAATATGATCAGCCCTTCTATGCATACTATAATGCGTATCAATTTCCGTATCAATAATTCGCAAAGCGTTGCGTAATTCACGATGAATTGTCATATAAGGTGTTATTTTTGGTCCTGGCTTTTTTACAGGAAAATCAAACACCACACGAAGCAGCCGATTAAATCGGCGCAAAAATTTAATTGACCAAATATCAAGGCCACATTTTTTTGCGCGTGAACGAAAAGTTCTGAAAAATTCATAATCAGTTTTATAAAACATATCCATCAGCGTATCGGCGTGTGTACGACGCAAAAACCATTTTTTGTAGGCTTTTCCTTTCAACATTTCCGAAGAGAGATGACACGCGGTACACAGCATGTGTAGATTTTCCACAGTATCTGGTCCACCCTCAGACCGTGCTTTTATGTGAGCGCGGTGTAGCCCACCAACTATTAACCCACATGCAAAACAATAGTCGCCGGAACTAATGTGCTCTGGGCATTTGAACAAATGTGGTTTCAGTTTAACAATTTTTGGTGCCCAGTATTTGGTTATTTGGATTTGGGTTGGCATATTTGGACGTTTTTGGGGCATGGCACTACTCCACTAATGTGGGTTTTACTGGTTTTTTCACCGCATAACCAAATAGGGATCGTCTGCAACGGTTGTACAAACGCAAAAAACACATCAACCCCCATTTGGTCAGCTTGGCGGTAAAATACCTTATAGTATTGGTCATCGCCATGAGATAGTCAACGTGCGTCCGGCGCACAAACCATTTTTTGTATGCCTTTCCTTTCAACATCTCAGAATCTTTGTGGCATACAGGGCAGAGCATGTGCAAATTTTCTACAGTATCAGACCCGCCCTCGCAACGGGCTTTGATATGAGCTTTTTCCAAATGCTTAAAAATTATACCACAGGCAAAGCAATAGTTGCCAGCAAGCACGTGCTCTGGACACTTGAATACACCTGGTTTTAGTTTGACAATTTTTGGTGCCCAATATGCACGTATGCTATTGACAAGTGGCATCTGCCTGCGATTGGATGTGACCGGTTTCACAGTGTTTAGCTCGACAAATGGCGGTGACGCTTGTAGTCTTTTGGTCACGGCAAACGCTCCCACTCACAACCAGCGTGAGTGTGCCGATTACCAGCACACACGCTTGCAACATTGCACGGATTGTAGCCAGCAGCACGTACTTCGGCGTGGCTGAAAAATTCTTCGCCAGTGGTGACATTCCTTACGTGATAATTGGCACAAGTGTGCACTGACTGGCTGACTTGAGAAGCAGTGAGTGGTGGCAACCGTGCAATCTTTTCACTGGCAAGTCGCCACTGATAACCACCGGCAGTAATGGCTTTACCATTAACTGCCTGAGCAATGTTACCAGCGGCACAACGCCCACGACTAGCACGTGCGGCTGCTTTTATAGATGGATAAGTGCGCAACTTTTTACCAGTTTTGGAGAAGCAATCAACTGGACTAATATCTGGTTGCTCCCGCAAACCAGTAGCGTAGGCATGCTTTCTGTTTTGCTGGTCAGTAACCCACTCCAGATTGGTGTAGTGGTTGTTGGTTTTGTCTCCATCCATGTGATTCACGTGTGGGTAATTGTGCGGATTTGGCACCCACACTTCGGCTACTAGCTGGTGCACCAAACGTGTTTTCCCCTTGTTGTCTCGCCAAACTCTAACTGTTAAATAACCATTGTCGTTTGGAAATGACTTCAACCATCTTCCGTTACCACGGCAATGTGACCACACTTTGCCAGTGTTGCTAACTTCGTAGTCTGGAAAATCTTTTACAGGTTTGGTAGCCATGCTGGTTTCTCGGTAAAGTTATCTGACTATCATTTACATTATCCCCAACGTGAAAACGGGCAACACCCTTTGTGAGAGTGTTGCCCGCCTTCTCAATTACTAGCACTATTTTTGCTAAGTCATTGATTTACAATTTGACCACACACGGCCAGTGGCACTAACTTCGTAGCGTGGAAATCCTGGGATTGGTCGTGTTTCCACAAATTTGGTCATGGTAAATTCCTAGTAATTTACAGTTTGCTGCGACGGTACCACGCCCGCATGGCGCTCCAACTCCAGTTGTACCAGTTTGGTGGTAGTTTCACTCGCCTATTGGCTTTGTCGAATACCAACATACGGAAACGGTAGCCTTGTTGACGGCAAGCCTTAGCTTTGGCGCAATTATTTTTCCATAAAGTATATGCGCGTTTGTGGAAAAATGTCAACTGACCAATTCCCAAGTGTTGCACATCTTTTACCTCCACCAACAAATTGTGACGTGGAATCCAAAAATCTGGACGATACTTGTGTACCATAAAGTCATGCGGTGACTTGTACTTAATTACAGGGGTGTCACCATTCCCATCGCAGCAAATTTGACTAGCGCGTATTTTAGTGTTGACAAGTAACCAATCTAGGCCAACATCTTCTTTGCCACGTAATCTAAAGTCACTTCCATCGCGCCCCACTTCGTAAATTGACGCTCGGAATTTTGGAGCACATGCTGGGCATCTAAATTCCGGTTTTTGCAACCAGTTTGGATCAGTGGTAAACAATTCACCACATTCCCGATGCTGATAACGCAAAGGTGTTCTACTGTCAACGTACTTGCCAATCACCACAAACTCTGGTTTGTGCTTGGCTAATTTTGCCACGTACTGGTCGTGATTTACCGCACGGGTTGTGGGATTGGGATAGCACACCGTGCACTTGGTTAGCAGTGTGGCATACTTTACTGGCAACTCACACTGGTGTCCACAACTGGTATGCTCAAAGGTAGCAGTGACAGCACCAGCCACGTAGGTCACTGGCAACCAAGGAGTTTGGTGTTGAGCGTGTAGTTGTTGCAATGACGCCAGCGTGACTTGCATGGTGCGCTGGTATTGGCACTGGCACTTGACTCGGAATTGCTCGGCAGCGGTACGCCCAATCATGCCATAGTTATCTGCTTGGAAAGTTGTGCCACACGTGGTGTGCAAAAACAAACTGCGTGGGTATCCCCACTCTGCAACTTCAAAGTCTGGACGTAGTTTTGCCAGAGTAGCTACCAATTGGGCGTGTTTGGCTTGCAAGTCCACCTTGGGGCCAGTTTTAGTTGGAGTCTTGTGCCCGTGATTACTGCACTGGTAGCTGCAAAACTTGTCCTTGTACACGTCCACGTACTTGCCACAGTTTGGGCAAAGATGTGGCGCGGTTTGGTTGTGGCACAAGTAACGCCACCGATCTGCGTAGTGATCGGTGTACCCGTCCAATGATCGGTGTACCCGTCCAAGTAAGCAGTATCGGAACACAACCTACGTGCGAACTTATCATCCTTTTGCCACACAAACTTTGTAGCTTTGCGGCAAGCTACCCACAGTTCAGTATCAGTCATAGCGGTGGTAACAGCGTAGCCATGCTGCATAAACACACCAACATAAAACTCTTTGTGTACCATAGCAATCTCCAAACGCCCAACTATGGTTATATTTACATTATGGCTACCTACAACGTGAAAACGGGTAGTTGACTCTTGTGGAGTCAACTACCCGCTTCCGATTTAGCTTGTAGCTAAAAAAACCTTACAAATCAACAACTTAGGTACGCTTAGCTTTACTAACACTGCGAACGTTCCCCAAAACCATGGAGAAGATTTCGTTCAAAAACCAGCCGCGAGTACTATTCCCTGTATCAGCACCACTGGTGGGCGTGGAGCGAACGCCACCACGATCCGTGTAAATTCCATGATTCTCTGGATTGGCAACCACGTAGATTTCGCCGTGTTCCAACACCTTCTGGTTGGGCGCACGGAATGCGTCAGTCAGCAGGCTCATGCCCAGCAACGTGCCAAGATAACCATTCAGCGCCAAGTCATACTTGGTGATTGGATCAAGGAACGTGGAGAAGTCGGAACCGCCAATGATGTCGGCCCAGAAATCATTGGAAATGATTGCAGTCGTGACGGGCAGATTCCAGCCGCTAACCGCCTGACGCAGCGAACCCAGAATACCAGGCTTGAGCGTGCCAGCAATGTACTGCAGAGGATTGACCATACCAACCGTCATGTCGGCAGCAGCCTTCCACAGCCGATCTTCCATAACCATGATGCTTTCCAGACCCCTGTTATATGATTCTTCCAGCAAGTCACCACTCACCTGTTCCAGGTCGAGCTGATTTACCCGCAGATTGGCGGAAATTTCAAACTCTTCTGGCTGGAAGATGCGGCTGCGAACAAACTGGTAGCCAACACTGGCGGGGCCGTTTGCTACCACGGCAACTGCATCGTGCAGCGGCATGGGAACGCGAGCAACTTCACCCTGACGCAGAGTGGTACCCATCATGATCCGGCGCAAAAAGCCTTCACGATTCATCTGCTCGTTAATCTGCTGAGTTAGCGACGCACCCAGAGCCGACCAAGAACTGCCACTCTTGTCGTTGTAGGCACTAGCCAACACTTCACGCCGCTCTTGCGTCTGCTTGGCGTATTCGCCGCTGCTGGCAACTGCGCTGTTGCGCTCTTGGACGATTTCGCCCTGTTGCACGGCTTGCATCAAACCAGTGATGGCACGCACCAGTTCCTTCTTGTCACTGGCGTTAAATTCGCCAGTATTGCTGGACAGTGCCCGTAGATTGCTGTTGCCAAGGCGCAGCTCTTCAACTGGATTGCCGTTTTTCAGAACCATCTGAGCGCCAGCGTAGGGATTTACCTGCTTCATGTGTGTTTCTCCAGAAAATGGTGATGGCGCGACATTACGCTACAAAGCGCAAAGTCAGCATTGAGTTCTCAGCACTGGGCGAGTTTAGAACAACCGCACCAGGAACAGTCACGCCAACACCAGTGGTGGTAAACATACCATTGGCACCCAGCTTGACAGTTAGCGCATTCGACCAATCAACACTGGCATCAAAGCTGCTAGTGCAAATGTCGCCCTGCGTGATTACGCCAACAACCCGCAGGTTGCTAACCGTGATTGGAGCATAGTACACATCACCACTCGACAGTGTGCGAGCTTCCAAAGCAGTGGGGATATACTTGTACTGAACCAAACAAGTCTTACCAGACTGTGCAGCAGCAAAAGTAACGGTGTTGTCAACAACCTGAACTTCTGCAGCACTTGCAGGAGTACCAGTAACAACAGTCTTGGTCACGTCATCAACCTTGACCAGAATCTGTCCAGCAACTGGCTCACGCGACAGAATCGCCACGCCGTCAGCTTCAATCACAAATTCTTCGACCATTGGGACATAGAAGGGATAACTGGCACGCGACACGCTGATACCGGCAAACACTTCACCGCTAACGCCAGTGCTGGGGCGAACTTTGGTTTCCCCAACTTCTTTTTCGTAAACCAGAGCCATGCCTTCTTCGGCAATGTCAATGCCCGTTACTACGGGACGATTAACAGTCTGAAAAACGCGAGTGTACTTGAGATTCAACATGAGAATTTTTCTCCAGAGTTTTTAACGACGACGACCAAGCAAGGAAACAACTTTGGTAATGCGATCTTCATCAACTGGTGACGACGAAGAACTAATTGCCACATTTTGGTCAGAGACTACTTCACCAACATTTGCCAAATGGCTTTCAATCGAACCAGCGCTGCTGGTGCTGGCTACTGCCGAGTAGCTAGTATCCAACACGGCTTTAGTCAGTTCTTCCTGCACTTCAACAGGCTTGGACATAATATCATGCGCCTTGGCAAGCAAGATGCGGTGATAATCGTCGGCATGCCGTGAGAAAACATTATCAATGATGGCCTGTGGTTCCCGCATTCCCGCGCTGGACAACACATTCCACATATTTACCTTGAGCGGATTTTCCAGATTACGGAAAAATCCACGGTTGATACCAATTGCCGCAGTGGCCATCGCATTCATGAAATGATTTTCAAACTGCTCGCGCTCAGTAGCGACTTGTGTTTGCAACTTCTCGTAACCACTCGCTACAGCCTTGGCGATTGCTGACTTGACGTTCGTCTTCACGTTCACATCGACAGTGAGTGGGCGAAACCCCATATCAAACAGCGCTTTTTCTGGGCCATATTCCTTGGAGATTTCCAACGTGGTGTTGGCAAACGCCGGATGACCGAAAATATCAGCGTGGCGAGCACTGGAAACAGCAGTTGCACGAGCTACCGGTGTGCCGTTCACAAATGCCAGCCAGCAATCATCACCAGCCACATTACCGCAGAAGCTAACATCCAACACTGGTTTGGCGTTGGCGGCTGTTGCCTTGTTAAGTGCGTTCTTGAGAACATTGATTCGCACACTAGACTCACTTACTTCGGCAGTTCCCTCTTCGTCGAACTCAGAGTCACCAAAGTCTTCGTCGTCGGTGGCTTCTTCGTCAACCACAGCCAAATCATTACTTGCTTCGGCTACCGGCTCATCCTCGACCACTGATTCAGCTTCGGCAACTTCCTCGGTGGCCAAGCTGACTTTAGTGCTAGACTCAGCCACATCATTATCAATCGCAGTATCGTCGTCAAGCACAATCGAGTCACTGGAATCGTCATACTCAACGTCGTAATCTTCGTCGTCAGGAGTTTTGCCACTAGCCAGACTCTTGATGTTGTTGACCAGCTTCGCTGCACGCTGCATTTCTTCCGGGTCAGACAAAATTGACGAGCACTTGGGGCAAAACAACACATCCTCAGTGCTGCTAACCACGCTGTACCGGCAATTTTTCTCTTCGCACTCCAAATAATGTGCGGTGGCTTCACCAGAACTAGCAAGAGCCGTGATATACTTGGTGCCAGCCGGTGACAATTGCTGTTTGTACCGCTTGGAGATCGTGCGCTCACCATCAATCGGATTGTAGGTAAACTTATCGCCAGCAATCGTGAGAAAACCATTGGCACCATCAGTGCTAGCAACTACACTGAATTGCGCTTTGCGGTTGAGCAGAGTGCGATATTTGGCAATAGCCTCTTCTGGAGTCTTGCCACAAGCGATTACCGCACCACAAGTCAGTTTTGTGGGCTGGGTGGCAGCCGTGGTTTCCTGCGGTAAAAACTTCTTGTACTCTTCCTCAAACTCATCGCTGTCCAAATCAATTACGTCATCAGCGACAAGTTCGGCGTCGTCTTCCGTTGCACACTCAGCAGTTTCGCACTCTGACTCATCTTCATCTTCAACCAAGTCATCCTCAGTCAAATCCGACTCGTCACCCTCGTCACCCTCGTCACCCTCGTCACCCTCGTCACCCTCGTCACCCTCGTCACCAGCAGCAGCTTCTGCTTCTTCCGGCATTTCTTCTTCAACTTCGTCAGACATCTCGTCCTCGGCGTCATCGTAAGTGGACAATTCTTCCTCATCCATATCACGAATAGAGCTAGCACATACTGGGCAAAACTTGACATTCTGCCGGTCATCATAAACAATGCGCGTTCCGCAACCATCAGCACAAATTGTGTAGTTTGGAGTAAATTCTTTAGAACTACTCTCACTCACAAAATTCAGCTTGGGTAGCACGTTGTTACGCACTTGCAAGTTGTTGCTTCCGTCAAACGGGTTAAACAGCTTGCCAATGTGGCTAGCATTGGATACAAACAAGCGAGTGTCGTCACCGTAGGCAGTGACCTTGGAACCAACTACCACTTGCCGGTAATTGTCCACTACCTCCTTCTTGTTGTTGCCAACAACCACTATTCCACGAAAATTTAACTTAGACATGAAATACTCCCACAAAAACGTGAAAAATCACAATTATCTCATTGAAATTAGCTTTTGCAAACTAAGCAACAGCTGCGCGGGCTTGATAGATTGGAAATGACGAATCCAACCGTTCAATCTTAAAGCGTTTACCCACACGCTCTTGGTTTTCCTTGATAAACTGGATTGGCAGTTTACCATAGTGCACAATAACCCGGTCAACTGGGTCATTGAGTATTTCACCAACAGACAAGATGCGATTGCGCCCGCTATACCCAATTAGGTTCGGTACCTTGGTGTTGAGGGTTGGTCGGTTTTTGTCGTTGAGGGTATTGAAAGATATATAGCGATTATAGGTATCAAACGCTCGCAAAAACTCACGCTCGGAGCTATCACTGGTTGGCTGCTCGCACTGTAACAAACTGCTATAAAGTTCGGGAGAAACTTTAGCAACTTGAGTGCTAAGTACCGCAAAAAACAAGTCATCTGCCAGCTCTGGCTTATTGATCTTGAGCGGCGGGATTCCAGTCACATAGGATGCCAAATGCTTCTCGTATTCAGCATATTCAGCGTTGGTCAACTCGCCACTCAACAAACCCCGGTCAATCAAACCAAGCCGATACACGTGCAAAAGCTGGCCCACTGTTGGATTAGAACCCAAAACTGTGTACAAGTTGCTGTAGGATTCGGCGTCAGTGTCAGCATTGTAGTTGCGAATGTTGAGTAAGCAGCACACAAGCAGCGGAGTACCGTCGTATTTGCAAACTGCGGTAGTTGCTGCTTCCATCGCCACAGTCAGCTTGTTGGACAGGTATATACCGCCTTTCTTGGCTTCCGGCGATTCTGGATTCTTGGGACTATATACTAAGCCTTGTTTGAGTATGGAGCGCAAAAACCTGGTGCTAGTGCCGTGGTAGAGAATTGTGCGCTCAATAACAAAGCGAGAGGTAAACTTATCTGGATTATGCATGACGCCGCTACCTGTGGGCTTTACTTGGCAAACACACCAGAACTGTTGAAAGTAGAAACCAGTACCGTGATGGTCTTGTCAAGCATAGGCCAAACTTGGTCAAACGTCACTTTCAGGTCACCAGACGATGCCATCAAAACTTCCAGCAGACCACGAACCATTGACAACCGTTCCTTACCCATGCCCTTTTCCGGCAGTGCCGCTTCGGCGGCTTTCATCATAGCAATCAGATTGGGCAGCAATTCAACAACAAACATCACCATCTGAAAAAATTTCATACAGGCTACTCCGTGGATGTGGTATCAGTGGTCAAATTAGGTTTTGCATCGAGCAAACCACACCTTTTCAACACTACCACCGGCCCATCCTCAATCAGAAAATCAACCACATTGCCAAAAAACTCAGCAACCTTGGGCGGAATTGTTGGAGTTGAACTGGCTGTGGCTGCGTACAAACGGTCGTAGTCGGCTTGTGTGTGAACCTCCTTTAATTTCGCGTTGTCAACACGACCATTTGCCATTAGACCTGGCAAAGCGTCTTCCACAAGACTAAACATCTCTGGTGGAGTTGGAGTGCGTTTTTCCTTTAGCTTGAATTTTTCAAGCTGCAACTTTACCTTGGCAACACGCAAATTGTGTATGTTGATCTTCTTCTTGCTATCGTTACCCCTCACTTGAACACTAATTTTGTCTTGGATTGCTTCCAGCTTATCACGTATTACTTGCAATTGTTGTTTTTGCTGGTCAGTAAGCCGGTCACCCACACCGTCGTCAGTGTTGTCGTTCTCGTCTGGCGAGCGATTTCCTCGCACTCGGTCGGCCAAACCTTGCTTGTGCTGAGAAATTGAATCACCGCCGCTGCTGTCTGGGTCAATTGCTTGACGTGCCTTGTCGTTGGTTACTGACCAATGCCGCAACAATTTGTTGTACTTTTCCTCTCGTGCTACAACAGTGGGGAGTTCAGCTTGCAATTTTGCCAATTTCTCTTTGTACTGAACAACTTGTTCTGGAGTTAGTTGGTCATAGGCTTCGGGACTGATTGCAAAATGAATGTCATCAATCTCTTTCTCTATTTCCGCACGACGCTGAGTGTGTGGCTCCCTAAACTTCAACAACCGACCAACTACACGGTCAGCGTTTTGATTCACTTTACGTGAATACTTACCAACAAACCAATCAGCCAACATATCCCCAGCGGCCATGCTCACACTGACTCGTATCGCCACACCCGCACATTGAATTGCCAACAATTTAGCAATCGCCAGTCCAGCGCCACTGAATTGACCCATATCAATTTCAACCAAATCAGAGCGTGGCGGCGGGGGAACTGGTACTGGTAACTGGTCACGATGCGGTGGCACTGGTGCTGGTAAATGGTCGTCACTCTCACCCTCAATAATTGGTGGCTCTAGTGCTGGTGGTGGGTTTGGTGCTGGTGGTGCTGGCTCACGATCTAGTAATTCTCCCTCCAACACCGGATCGACATCATCCAACTGGTCTATTGGGTCCAACAGTTCGTCAACTTCACGTGGAGAATTGCCACTCACCAAATCACGACTATTTGACTCAATAATCTCAGGTCTATTTTCCCGCAAATCGTCAGTCAACTCGTCATTGAGTTGCTGTTCTTGCTCTGTGAGCGGTGGTGGTTCACCACCAGCGGGAGCAGCGGGTTCACCACCAGCGGGAGCAGCGGGAGCAGCGGGTTCACCACCCCCACCAGCGGGAGCAGCGGGTTCACCACCCCCACCAGCGGGAGCAGCGGGTTCACCACCCCCACCAGC